CAACGCGTGGTGTTGTATACACCGCTGCGGTTACTGTTGGGCGAGAAGCTTCAACCGCTGGGGTTTCTACTACCTCGGACGCAACAGGTGTATCGGTTGTTGTGTTTTCCACAATTTCCTCTATTTCTGTTTTGGTTTCGGTTGAAACTGCCTCTGTATTTTCAGACGCAGCAACGCTGGTTACTTCAGCTGATTTAAATGCAGCTGCTTGAACTAGCGAAACTTCAAGTAGACGAGCCGCGCTAACGCGATAAACTCCGTCTTTATTTTTTCCTTTAATTACTTCAACTCCGACACTCAAGCCGGAACGAAGGTTATCACTTGCCTCAATGAGGCTATCAGTACCCCTAGTTGTATTACTGACTTTAAACTCAGCGTAAATTCCAGAGTTATCCTCAGTTACGGTTTTCATTTTGCCAATTGGCTTTTTAGGGTCATGTTCTAAAAGTAACTTAACATTTTTAGGGTCATCAATTTGAATTGAATTAGCTTCAAAAACTACTTTGCCGGCTGAGGTATTTCCAATTTCATCACCAAACGGCACAATTTTACCGGCGATTATTCTGCGAGATTCTGAAGCTTCTAAATCTGCACTAAAATTAATTATCTCCATATTAGTCATCTCCATTAGGGCTTAGGTCTTCCATTGCTCTAGCTTGTTCAACAGTTATTAATTCTAGTTGCAACATTTTTTCAACTACTGCAAGTCTTTCAAGTGGGTCAGTACGTAAAAATCCTGAATCAATATCAAAACGAATATGTTGTGTTGAAGGGGTAAGATCGTCAAGTGAAAAACGTCGCTCAATCGCTTGGATATAAGGGGCGAGTGTAAACGAAACAAGTTGACGACGGTTATCTAATATATTTTGATAAACCATTGAATTGTTCATGTCTGCATTTAAATAGAACGCGTCAATGTTAAATAATCTTGCAATTTGCGCACTCATATTTTGTAACGCGTCCACGTACATCATATCTTTAGGTGAAAACGAAGTTGGTTGATAATCAAGACTTGCAGTTAGATAAGCAGTTGATCTTGATTCTCTAGCGCGACGCCAAGCAGCTAATAATCCGGCAACTTCTTTTTCGCCCATGTCCGCGCCATTATTTTTTAAAATTCCCGCCGGTTGCGGCGTACTTGAAGCAACTGCAACTGCTTTTTCTAAATCCGCGGCTGCTCTTAAAATTCTTGCACCTGAAGTAAGTAAAGAGTCTTTACCAATTTGGATAGTTACTAAACTATCAATACCTTCCATTGGAACAGGCTTACCGTCAACGTGGTAAGTTTTTACTAAAGTATTGTTATTATTTAATTCAACTGTAACTCTTGAGTTAACAACGTATTCAAAACGTGCAGGACGATTGTCGTCTTGATAAACTTCTTTCACTTGCAGATACGCAACTGAATACCAAATTAACGAGTCAACAATCCAACTTAAAGTAACATTGTTAGGCGCATTTTTTGTTAATTGATTTACCCAAGGTAAATTAGGAATTTCCTCGCCGGTTGCTTTTGAATATGTGGAAAGTTCCATGCCGCTGATAATTCCGCAGATAATATTGCGAGCTTGTTGAACTGATGGAATTGTGATTGCCTCAGCTCTATCAAAACTTAAAGGTTGGAAAGGTTGAAAATAATTAAAAGTATCGCCCATGACTGAAGGGGCTAATTCTGCCTTAATATCAGTTTTAGGTGTTGCGCCGATCAAATCGCGAAAAAATCCCATTAGAGAATTATATCACTTTTAACCGTCATGCGTAGATCATTGGAACGGAAATTGGTTTTGATAACAAATTAACGCACATTGCTGTTGCAATCGCCGCCGTAACGTCGCCAGCTGATTTCCTGCGGATAATTCTCCAGCCTGAGTCATTTTGCTTACTTGCGCAATTATTCATTGATTGAACCCACTCGGGTTGACCGCTATGTAAAATGCGATTATTAGTTAAGCTATCAGCAAGCTCGCCACATGCCTGATAAAAGGCTTGTCCCGAAATATCAACTAATTTATGTCCTTGTTGCTCTAATTTTTGTGCAATAGAGGCAGTTGCGTATTTGTCGTAAGCAATGTGGGTAGGTCGGTACTTTAAAGCCCAATCGTGTATTGCTTGAGTCATTTTCAATTCGTCAATAGCAATTTCAGAACTAAAAGTTTCCATAACTCCGACGCCAATCTTTCCGTCAACTAATTGGGCGGCTACGAGGCTTCCGGTGCGTTTTGAAGGACTTACGTCAAAAGCAAACACGGTCATTGCACCAACCGGCAAAACAAGATCAGATTTACTGCAAGCTTCAATTGAGCCAAACGTCCAAGGACTTACCTGCGAATCAATCCAAACTGAAAACGTTTCAGTCAAAGTAGCTTCAATAGAGTTAGTTGCAATGCTTTCCTCAATAGCTTGTTCCGTAATGGTATGTCCAAGGGCAGGATTACTTATTGCCCATAATTTACGATCATGTAAGTTTTGTCTAATAGACATTGGCGCAGAATATTCATAAAAGCCAAAAGTAGGACTTGGGTACTCCATTGCCTTAGTGCGTAAATCATTAAGCACCGTACTAAACGCGTCACCAGCATTTGAACAGTAAAGACTCATTGCGTTGGGACGCGCTCTGGTGGTTGGCACGGCAGCTTGAAAACCCTCAACTGAGATTTCACGCAACTCGTCAATAAATAAGAGGTCGGCATGCTTTCCGCGGCTTCCGTCGCGAGTAGCTGCAACGATCTCGTAACGAGTGTTATCGGTTAACGTAATTGATTCTTGTCCATTTGTGTATCTGATTGCTTTTGTCTTTTGTAGCAATATGTCATTTTCCTCAATTGTGTTAGCAACAGCTCTAAACACGTCAAAAGCCATAGATCGGTTAGAGGACAAGCCAATTATGTTTTTAGAATTGAAAACGAACAAATGAGCCAAGATCATGATCTTAGCTAGTTCAGTCTTGCCATTTTGCCTCGGCGTTATCAGCAGATTGGTTCTACGAGCAAAATTTCCCTCGCTGTTAAGTCGCAACATATCCTCAAGCACAAATTCTTGCCACGGTAGCAATTTGATATTGATAGTTTCCAAAAACTTAACGACTTCCGGCAATCTACTAGCTGATTTTAGGAAGGGCGTGTGAATACGAGGCTTTACAGCCCCTATAAGCGGTTTTTTCTTTGCCCCTCGTTGCGCGAGGTCACCCTTGGCTTGTTTGGGCTTTGTAGGGCTACTCATGGCTTCTCAAAGGGGCTTGGCGGCTTTGTCATGACCGTTTCAGGGAGAGGAACGCCTGAAAAGACAGGGGGGGTAGAATTGGCTGCTAAAAAAACAGCCTGTGAGCGTGAACCCTTCGAGCTATTGCATCGTCTACACGCTGCGACACAGTTATCCATATCCATTGGATCGCCTCCGGCCTTGATGCTACGCACGTGATCTACCGTACTGGCATCCTGCCCACAATAGGCACACGTGTATCCATCTCTAGCTAATACGGCTAAGCGTATGCGCTTCCAGTCTCTCGTAACGCGTGGATCGTGTCTACCCTTGACCATATTAGTAATGACCAGTCTTTAGATGATGAGCATAAGCTCGACAAGGTGTCTTATATCTATGTTCAATGTACTTAAGTCCTCGATCTATCTGCTTATATGGATCTAACTCTTTTAGCTTAAGTAGTTGAGGTATGCCATATGCTGAGGACTTAGGGTTATCTGCTCTCGGATCCCATCGTGACTCACGTGTCCAGAGTAGCTCTAGGCATCTATATTGCTTTGCATTAAGTAGCTTCATATGAGCATATAACTTATAGTTTTCTTTATCTCTTTGTGTACTTACCGCCTGAGCTGTAGGCATATTGGTAAATAGCAATAGCCCGGCCAAAAGCACCAAACTACGCCTGCGAGCTATCCGCCTCAGCGGCTCGCCTGCGAGTATGGAGCGTAGCGATACAGTCAAATACCTGTCAATCTTGAGCGTGGCTTTGAGCGTGTCCCACAGGTTATTAACCCCTGTGGATAACATCTGTGGATAACTATTTATCATTTTCTAGCTCCGTTACACGATGATTTATAGCGATGAGAGCATCTTGGATCAAGACTAAAGCTGCGCTTACATCCTCAAACGATTTAATAATTACCTCAAGCTCATACTTACGCATCTTTACCCCAGCCTTTACCCTTAAAGCTGATACCGGGCGTGTGATATACCTGCCTCATATGCGTACCGCAGCACATAGGCGCAGCGTTCGAGGTAATAGGTTGCTCAAGCTCATATCGAATATTGCAGCTAATACACTCATACTCATACATCGGCATCGGCTGACTCCATTAAACACACGCCCATAACCCCGCATTTAGTGCATTGTAGGGTTTTAACGTTAGGTGGCAGGTTATCGGTAATAATGCGCTCGATCTGCTCAGTAACCTTTTTGCATTTACGGCACTCGTACTTATATGTAGTCATTAGGCCCTACAGTCTGCACAAAGCCACATAACGACCTCTCCTGATACATCACGCACGTTAAAGCCGTTTAGGGCTGTCTGCCATTTCTTGCATTGGTCGCAGTACTGAGCAGCTACTACGGTTATGTTCCCGTCGTCGTGGATCGTAGTAGCGTATCCGTCTTTAATAAAGGTTAATTCTCCCATTATAGTTTTACCGCCTTATCTATATGTAACAGCGCTATCTCTTTATCTACTGGAGCAGTCTTATTAAAAGTGCTGGCAGGTAAGCGCCGGGTAGTCCATTTAATAGTTATTTTGCGTAGGTTAAACGCGTATATGCCTTGAGGTGTCTCGTTAATGTAAAACGGCGTATACCCCAGGCTATTAGCCTGTTGCATTAATGACTCGTACTTATCCTTTTCTAGTAGCAGTTCGTCATAATGCGTGTGCCTGCACTTAAGCTCTACTACCATCCGATAGCCGTCGCTTGTCGCATCGATGTACTCAAAGGCATCATTAGATCGCTCTAAGTCCTCTACGTAAGTAGCTTTAATGTACTTAAATAACTCGTCCTCGGTCATACTTGAGGTTTCCATTTTCCATCGGATCCAAGTACGTGCCAATACGGGTTACATTGGTTAGCTCGGTTTTTCTCGGTGCATTTATAAGCTGCCCAAGGTTTACCTGTTGCTTTAGCCGTACCCTCAGCCCATACCATAGTCCCGTGCGGGCATCGTGGAGGCTCGGCCACTTGAGCCCCGCCTAGACTTTGCTCGATCTCACCGATAGCGCTGGCCATAGTAGGAATATCCTCTATAGCTGCTCGATTACTCCACGGATCCGGATCAGCTGGTAGGTTTTCTACCTTTTGCATATCCTGAACAGTAGGCCGAGCGTGTTCGCTAGGTGTTAATAAGCCGATCACGCGGCCATAAGCACTCGTTACCGTGTCCTCTATAAGCCATTTTTTCATATTGTTTGTTAAATGTGCGACGTTACCAAACGCATAATCTACGGCACTTGGAAGTGCATCCTCGTACTCACGATAGGCCTCGGCTTTAACCAAAACCGTACCTTTGATTACGTCTATATCCTCGATGTAGGCGATTAAACGCCCGGTCGGGAATTCTGATCTAAAGCGCTTAATACGAGCGTTTACATCCTCGTAGTTATCTAGAAACCCCATTAGATTAGCTCGCTCTCTTTGAGAGCCTTAGCGATTGCACGGCCACGTACAAAGCCCTCGCCGTGTCCGTGCTTAAAGCCGATCGAGTATCCGATCACCATAAACATAAAGCCCATACCGCAGGCTGCTAAACCGATTAAAATATCCATACTGTTCATTGTTCGCCCTTTGTTAAGGCCGAGCAGCTACCAAACCGAGTAGCCCTCCCGGCGTTTGTAGTATCAGTATGAGGCTACCTACTGACAAAAGGCAATTATTTCGCTAGGCGTGTCTCTAACAAAATCTCGTATATCTTGTCGATCTTGTTATCCATACGCTCGACTCGAGTCTCCATATGATCGATACGGCCTCGTAGGTTATGGCCTCCGTTACCGTCCGGCCTTAGCTCTGATAGGTAGTACTTAACTAAATGACGGACGAGCCCAGCCCCTAACCCCAAAATGGTACAGCTCCCCACAGCTATACCGATTATGAGCTGAGCCCCTTCCATTACTTAGTTACGCCAAACTGACCTTCGGACGGTTGGAGTGCCTTAAGTAGTGGCCCGATTAGCCCAGCGATAAACGCGTTAGCCAATACTTTCGGATCGGTGATCCCTGACATATACAGCGCTGCCGCACTTGCCAAGGCTGCACGGCCGTAAGACTTAGCCGCTGCGATTGCTTGCTCTTTCATTGTCTAGCTCCATTACTGCCCTTAGGGTTTGTTTACTGTAAACCTAAACTCGAGATTAACGCTTTAGCCTTTGCAGCTGATACCTCTACCTCAAAATGCATATCGTCCGGCCTGCTCTTAAAGTCGCCGCCCCACTTGAGGCCGTACTTTTTAGCGAGCGCCCGGATCATCGGTACTTTTTCAGCCGGGAAAGTGTCGTATTTTCCTAGTGGATGCTTTGTCGCATTTAGATCGATGGCCGTCCCGGATGAGTGGCACGATAATTTTGTAGGGTTGCCTCTTACCATCCTGTACGCATATGCCCAGTCGTCAAACGTACCCTCATCGATCGGCTCGATCAGCTCGTGAAACTCCGCAGCAAAGGCGGCCAAAAGAGGCCCAACACTTTCGGCACACCTTAGCTTACGATCCGTACCTTTAACGAGGTAGGACTTTATTTTAATTGCTTCCGGATCTTTAGATGCCGGGTAGCCGTTATAGCTAGTCTCCATTAGTAACGCTCGGTGTGAAGTGTTTCAGTTGCTTGTGCATAATCATTGACATTGGCAAACGGCAGGAATAATCGCAATCTTCACAAGTGCGAGTATAAAAATCCTCTGCTTTTGCATCAACAACTGACCAGTAAAGCGATGATTTTAGAGATGGAGTCATAGCCATTACTCTATCACGGGCGGTGTGGATTGTTCCGCTTGCATAGCCTCATAGGTTGATTTCAGCATTGAGGTAAATTCCCCATTGCCGTGATCAATGATGGCGTGTTCTTGTACTTCTCCTGTAGTTGACATTTCGTAGGATACAAAAGTTACATTTTCCATTTTACAACTCCGCGCTTAGTCCGAGATAGCCAGTAGATGCCGTTAGTCCAAGATAATAAAATCTGTACTGAGTTAAAGTGCTAGAACCGTGAACATAACGAATTTGTGCATTTTTTGAACTTGCTACTGCCAATGTTGTTGTTCCCCCAGAATAGTTAGTTGCATCATCTGTTAAATAAACTCCAGATGTGTCAAGAGTTGTGGGTGCTATACGCATTTCGACAGGAAAAGAAATTACTGGAATACTGGTATTTGTTGCATAAGCATTTCCACCGCCAATGTATGAGTTAACGCTACTTGCGTTCCAGCGTGTGTAATACCTTTGGCAAGCGGCTAATTCTCCTTGGATTGTTCCGCCATAGGTGCGGAAAGGTAGCGCAACGCTTCCAATGTCAATCTGAACACCTGTTATTTCGAAGTAATCGGCAGCCCCAGCAGTACCAACAGGAATAAACTCTGCGTAAAGTCCTAATTGTGTAGTAGTGCTGAGAACTGTAGCCGTACCTGTAAAGCGTTGCCAAGTAGTCGTAAGAGTTGCTTCAACATTAACAACTGTTGATGATGGCATCGAAGTCAAAACATTTGCATCTGTACTTGCCGCTTGTTGAAGCGTAACGAGTAAATGGTTAGCATCTGAGAAGTTTGCACCTTTGCGAGCATAAAAAGAAAATGTAACTGTCTTACCAGCAAAAGGAATTGAATTGACTGTCTCTAAAGTTTGTGCAAGATAGATTGTGGCAGTTGATGTGTTGCCTGAGTCGCGTTGAACTCTTGCGCAATACTGGATGTTTGGCAGATTTGTTGTATCGCCCGTTGCTTGACGGCTAACTGTTGCACCTGCAACGCTACGATAAGCCTGCCAGCGGTCTGCTGAATAAGCAGTCGTTGAGCAAGCGATTGAAGTACCGCGTTGCCACACTTGCATTGCTGAGTTCAAAATTGGATTGGCTTGAACTGTTCCAGCCGTGTAGCGCAAGCCTGTTGAAGTGGAACTATCTGCTACGAGTGTCTCGCCGTTGTTGCCGACCGCCAAGCGGGCCGGAGTATCGTTAGCTGTAGCTGAGATCAGATCACCTTTAGCATCGACGATACTATTTTGGATCGCGTTAGCATCATCCGTAGTAACCCAAGTAAAGTCCATATCTGTACCGGAGGTTTTACTAAGTACCTGCCCGGTAGTGCCGCCCTTG